GAACCGGGGCGTATACCGTCCCCTCCGGTCGCCAACCACAACAACCATGGCACACTAATAAAAGCCCGCTGATCAACACCATTAAAGCCCGTAGGGGCCCGGTGGCATCAATGACGGAGGAACAGGAACTATGAATCTCAACCTAACATAGTTTTTGCACTCTACATGAGGGACCATTCTAGGATGATCAGGGCCCCATTTTGAGTAGTTCGCAAAGCCGGCCGGACCGAACTCGTTTTCAAACCAATCAAGGACTGGTTTGGACCACGAGTATTGCCAGCGTACGACTCTAACGAATTTCTTTGCACTACGTTTCGGTGAGATGAGAGGGGGGAGGGGGGGACGGCCTTGACGCCGGAGAGTTTTAACCAGAGGGCCTGGAGTAACGTCGAAGGTATTTGCCGAGTCCCACACGGGGCGAGCAAGAAACTCGAGTGGGACTCCTGTCCAACGCAAAACTCTCTCACGTTCTGACTGTGTGTGCGCCTGGTCGACGATAGGGAAGAGATCCTCCCTCGGAGGATCTGCAACCACGACTTCGCAGGATCTAGAAACTCCAGTGGAGATAGGAGGAACAGGATCTGATCCTCTCCACCGTCTAAACCAGGACTTCTTCATTAACCCGGTAAAAACGTATCGAGGTATGTTAGCTATGCAAAAGTCCCGAAGGACTATTTCATGCCTGGCAAGAACCGAGATAGCGTACTGGCGTACACTATGCTTCATCCTTTTCACACCCTTCCACACTTCACCGAGCAGGTCCACACAGTCATTACGAAACGGACGGAGAAAAGAAAGGCAATGCCTAGGAACGAGGCGACGAGAAGGGACATGGAAAGGCTGACTATTCAGGTCTAGCCACGTGTCTGAAAAGCCAGTCTTCTGGCGATTAACTACTAGTCCAAAGGTAGAAGTGACTTCTTCCCACAAGGAAAAGAATTTACGGTTACCATTGAACATGCAGTCATCGCCGTTGAAACGGCCCACCCTTCTAACGCCGGAACCAAAGCTTATGTCGCAGCAGATGTCGTAAGAGACCTTGTTGATAAGGCACAAGATAGGGAAGCTAAGTAAGTTCCCCATCATCTGCTTCCTAGTCAACGTAAAACGTGTCTTGCGGCTCCTAGACCACAAGTGGAGATCTCCCACTGCTGCCAACATTATGCCTCTCTCATCTTCAGTGAGGAAGGGACTCTCAGCTAACACACTCGTAATTGCCTCAGTTACCCAAGGCAACACATTGTCCGTGGCTGCCGTGTAATCACCGGAGATAAAAGACTCTCCGGGTTTCCGGTCGCTGACGATAGCTTCGAAATCCTCTTTCCTAACGTCCCCTCTTACACACCAACCAAAAGCCGTAAGGTGATCGTAGAGCGCATCGTGAACCGGGGCTAGAACCCGTTTGACACGCGCACTCTGCATGGTGACTACGCGGAGCTTTCCTTTAGTCTTGGCGACGCCTAATCTTAGTTCAGAGATGTTGCCGTAGCAATGATCGCTGACAGATATGGTACCGCCGAGATAAGAGGTCTG